ATCACAGCCACCGGAGAAAAAGTAAGCACCACTCTCAATGATGCAGTATCAAAATACGGATGGAGTGCAGTAAAGAATCCAGAAGGTTTTTGGTTGCAGAACAAAGACGGTAAACCCGTGGTGAAAGTAGTTATGAACACCAAAAAAGGCACATATAAGTTCCTTGACATGTCAGGGACAAAACTGATGGATGGCAGAGGACAACTTGAAAAGAGTGCGGAGAAACTTCTGAAGGACATGTATTATGCGAAAGAGGTGAAGCCGAATATTGAAGAACTCAAAAATACAACGCAAGGTAAACTGATTGCAGGAGTTGGGGGGAAAATTGCAGAACTACAATCCAGAGGCGCAAAGGTTGATCATTACCAAAGACTACTTGAATCATACGAAAAGAGTCCGAATCAGAAAACGAAAGATAAAATACTTCAGATTGAGAAGGAACTTGGATATGAAGAACTCGGTAATAGTTATTTTAACACAAAACCGGAAATAGTACAAGATATATCAAAAGATTTATTAGGCAATCCCAAAGAAGAGTCTATGCTTACTTTTAACGAAAGGTTGAAAGAGAGATTTGGGGAGAAGCAAGTTACGGAAGCAACCAAGGAAAATTTAAGGGTTCAGTACCAGAGAGAACTTGACAGAGGCTATCTAAAGAAATTCGTAGAAGAAGGTAGAATAACACAAGCGGATGCAGATGCAGTTCTCGAAAGTGCAGGATTAAAAGCACCTAAGATAGAAACATCGCCAACACAAGGAATTAAGTTCAAAGACAAGACATACACCGAAGTAGATCAGGTATTAGATGCTCTTGATAAGGGGGATATCACTTTTGAGGAATCCAAACAGTTACGTGAAGATGTAGGCAAGTTTGAGGATGATTTGCGCAAACAGGCTACCAATAACTCCACCAACATGGATAAGAAGATGGGCAACCACACCAAGGATGCCGAGGACGAGATGCTAAAGACATTCGGTAAGAAAAAAGGAGGTAATGGTAAAGTAGCAATAAGGTTTCTGCCACCCGATCCTATTCCACTGATGAACACCGTACTCTACAAACAGTTGGTAAAGGTCAGAGATGCTTTAAATAATCGTATTGCCAATGTATTACAGGCAGGCATGAAAAGTCAAATGGACTTATTGAGATGGCCAAGCAAAGCCATTACTAACTTCTGGGGTGGATTGGGACGTACACAGGCTGACATACATGGCAAAGGAGGGAAACCAGGGAAACTTGCATTCACAGGTACAGTTAAGTCATTTGCACCTTATGAAGCGAAAGAACTAAGAGGGAAATGGTTGGATATAGTTCATTCAGATCCCGAATCATTACGCAGGGTGCTTGATGTGCTTGACCCTGATCCTGAGTTTGCAATAGAGAAACTGAGTTATGGTGACTTGTCACTTGCTGAAAAGAATCTATATTTTAAGATGAGGGACTGGAATACATGGGTACATGAGACAAACTATGCCAATGGGTTCCTTGACACCGAGACATATCTGAAAAACAAAGATGTGACGGGTGACTCAAAATACATTGCCCGCATGTACGATAAATATGAAGGGGAGACATTACTTGACCCTGCCATACAGGAGTTTATTAACAGGGGAAATAGTGCCATCACTACAAAGATGATGACCGATATGTTTAAGGCACGTGAGGAAAGTACGGAATGGAAAAAGGAACATGCCATACGTGACCCGACTTATCTTACTGCAAAAAGAGTCATGCAGACGATACAGAATGTGGCTATAAAGGGTTATATGGACTTAGTGATACAGGAACATCCCGACTTCGTGTTATCGCTTAAGAAGGGTGAAGCAGTGCCAAAGGGATACACCAAGCTTGGAAGTTCATACAGTTGGGGCCCGTTCCGAAACAAGGCAGTGATAAACCATGTCGTTGAGGACTTCACAGGGTTTTATTACTCCAATGCAGTTGCTAATGACCTTTACAATGCTTTTAAGAAGGTTGACAGATCGAATGTAAATCAGTTTTACAAGAAACTAAGGACTGTCTATAATCCCATGGTACAACTTGGGAACGTCACAGGAAATATATTCTTTGCATCGGCTAATGGCATTAATCCAGTATCATTCTTAGGTAAGTTTCCTGAAGCAATAAAATTATATCACAAGAGTCCCGAAGTATATAAGGCATTATTAAAAACCGGACTGATAGGCGATGTAGCTTTCACCGGAGAAATGAAGCCACTTGCAATCATTAAAAGCAAAGAGGGAGGCAAGTTAAGCAAAGCCGATGAACTCGCTACAAAAGCGTATGTAGGTGCAGATAATATCGCTAAGATTTCCGCATACTTGGTTTTCAGAGAGCAGGGCATGAGCCATGATGCGTCTGTCAGAAGGGCTTATGATGCGTTTCAGAACTACTCTACGGTAGGCAAGACATGGGACTTTACATCAAAAATACCATTGATTGGTCCGACATTTGCAAAGTTCCAGGCAGACTTGCAAAGGATACTTGTGAATAACATTACCACAACACCCCTAACATTGATAGGCACTCTTATGCTTATCAAAATGGGAGGGATACTTGCAAGTACCTTATCCGGTGAGACAGAAGAAGAAAGAAAGGTCAGAGAGGGCAGGAAAGGAGTGGCTAAGATACCGCTTGTCAATATCCCATTGAGTTTTAAAGTAGGTAAATCAGAGGTGAATGTTGCAAGATATTTGTCTCCATTATATAACTACAACTATGCAGATGCAGGCACGCAGTTATCAGAGGTAAGTAAGTTCCTTCCAATTCAATTATCAAAAGTCAACAGACCAATATTAGGGGAGACTTCTAACCTTCCGGCTTTTGCTGATGCTACATGGGGATGGATAGGATCGGTAGCGTTTGACAGGGATTATCGTGGCATCTCGATTCAGAACCCCAACGCATCTGCCTATCATAATGCCAATATCACCACAGATGAAAGGATATTAAATGTTATGACATACATTGCCAGAAGTCAGGTGCCATTCTTTAAAGGCGCACAGGACATGTATGATGGCATCCGTGGCAATCTGGACTATTATGGAAGGAAAAGAGATTGGAAACAGACTATACTTAATAATGTTATAAAGATTCAAGAGTTCGATAAACCCGAATTAAAGGTATATGTGGAACGAAATATTGATTATCTGACAAACAGATACACCGCACTTGCTCAGAGAATGGGAGATGCAAATTCCGATTTTCTCAAAACAATAAAAAATGCTGAAGAAAAAGGGTTATCCGCAGAGGCACTGGCACGTGCATACACCGTGGCAGATAAGAAGCGATCAGGACAGTTACAGAAGTCCATGGATGAGCAGGTGCCGGTAATGCAGGAACTCGAAAGGCTCACTAAGGTATATGCAGGTTGGTACCCGAAAGATGAATCTATTGGCACAAACTTTCAACATCTCGAGTCGGGAAAAAACCAGAGATTTAATGTTCTCAATGACGTTGACCTGCAGAAGAAGTACCCAGCCGAGTATTCTATCCTCAAAAAGAATGACCTGTTAAATAAGCCTGTAATACCCTCATACTGGCAGGGTGTACAACTGAGTGAAGAAGATAGAAAAACCTACTCAAATGTCTATTGGTCAGAGTATCTAAGGAATCTTAATTCCATGGGACTAACCATACAGGAGGAGATGGATGAGGCGAAAAAGAGCATAACCAACATCATCGAATCCACGACACGTCCAGTGCCAGAAAAGACCACAACATTACAGGAGATGGCTGCCGATGCTGCAAGTTCAGCTCGTGACATAGCAAATGAATCAATCAGGTCTAAAAAATAAAAACCGTATCATCTATGCGTATAATGGGAGTCTCAGCAACGGGACTCTTTTATTTTGGGCATTGTTTAAAACTATTTGTTTATTTTATTTGTTTAAACGAAAATGTTTATTAATTTTGACAAATAAATTTATTTATCCCCATGGAAGAGAAATACGGATTATTAAAAGATGTTGAATGTAAGTTTGCGAAAACTGACCCAACTATCATTGAGGGAATGTCTAAGAGGTTAGGTATTCCTATTGATCACATGAAGCACATGTTAAGATACAACATGTTTACGGTAAGCCAATTTGCTGATTTATCACAATTAGCGATATCCACTATCACAAACAAGACTCGTCCATTGATGATAGATGGTAAGTACGGCACGGAGTTGGATTACTGCTATCCTTATCAAAACATAAATGGGGATAGCCCCAAATTCATTGTAAGAAATGAGAAAGCAGAAAAATACCTGAAGGCATGAACGATACTATTCAGATAAGAAGCTGGGCAACAACTAATACCACCAAATATAAAGGAATAAGCCGATTCCAAAAATTCATCTGCAAAACATTCAGTATTCCCCTGCCAGTAGAGAAATGTTTTTTTGAGGCAGTTGTTAGTTTTAGTAATCCTGAAAAAGTTAGAAAAAATGACGTACTCCTTATTCCTAATGGGAATGGATGCTGGATGGTAATTTCAAATGAATATTATCCTTTTTTTGTAATCTCAAGTTTAGATGCTCTTGCGGAAGACCCAAAATACGCAGGAGATACTTGTGTTATAGCAAGTGCATTTGCTGAAAGAGAATCTGTATGACCTTTGAGGAACTAAATATTGAGGTAAAGAGTGGCAAGGTGCGTTATAGCACCACGTGCCCGAAGTGTAATGACACCCGTCAGAAGCATAAGAACGTCCCATGTCTTACTGTTAATAATGAACCGGATAACAGGTGGTTCCATTGTAACCATCCGACTTGTGGATACTCAGGCAATCTTGATTTGATGGATAAGTATGATAAGGTTGCAGAAAAGTCTCGTATGCCAAAACAAATCGCTGAGACATATTCAAAAGAGGTCAGGGAGTACTTGGAGAAGCGAGGCATAGATCAGAAGACCGCACTCAAAGAGAAGATTTACGAGTTCGCTATGCGAATCCCTAATGGTTCAAAACCAATAATGGGATTTCCATTTTATATCAACATGACGCTTGTCAATGTAAAATACTTTGATATGAGATGGAAGGCAGGTCAGGATGGTCCAAAGTGGTGGCAGATGAAAAGAGACCTTGGCACAAAGGCAATATTCCTTGGTATGCAGAACTTATCCTTTGATGTGGATGAAAAGAAAGAGGTCATTATAACAGAAGGTGAATGGGACTGGCTGACATGGAAACAATGTGGTTATAAGAATGTGGTGAGCGTGCCTATGGGAGCACCGAATCCCAATGCAAAGGAGTTTGAACATGAGTTTGATTATGCCAATGATAAATACGTGCAGAGTTTCTTTGCTCCATCTGATCCACAAAAGGGTTACATAGGCATTGACAGCATCATCTTCAGCACCGATAATGATAAGCCCGGACATGTATTACGCAACCAATTAGCCCTTATCTTTGGGAAAGAGAGGTGTAAGTACATCCAATATCCGGGAGGCTATAAGGACATCAATGACGTATTTAAGGGCAATAATAAGACTGAGGTATTACTTCCGGCACTTGGTAAAGCAGGTGTTGATGAGTGTTATCAGAATCTATCATCATTCCCGGTAAAGGGTATAGTAAGACCGCAGGATGTCAGGGAAGAATTGGAGTTGATCGCAGCCGATGGGTTCACTCCAGGTCTTGGAATAGGGGTACCCTCAATAGATGAGTTGTTTACACTCAAAAGAAAGCAGTTTACAGTAGTTACGGGACTACCGAGCGCAGGGAAATCGGTATGGGTACGGTGGTATCTGTCTGAGTTTGTACGGCATAACACCGAGGAGACTATCAAATGGGCACTATTCACTCCTGAGAATCGTCCAGTATCAAGAGAACAGGCAAAGATAGCAGAGGTAATAACAGGTCAGTCATTCAAGAGAGGTTATCGAAACTCAATGTCAGAGGAATTGAGGAATAAGACCATGCGTTATATTCAGAAGCATTTCTTCTTCATCTCACCAAATAAACTTAGTTTTGAGACATGGATGGGAAAGGTAGATTCAGATCATGTGAATAGCATGGAGTCACTATTACAGTATCTTATCTATCTAAAAAAGACTGAGAATATCTTTGGGTTTGTCATTGATGCGTGGAATAAGATCGAGCATGAGCAACCAAAGAACCAGACTGAGACCACGTTCATAAGCAAACAATTGGATTTTCTTATAAATTTCTGCGATGTTTATGATGTTCATTGTATCCTTGTAGCACATCCGACAAAGATTGAGAAGGTAGGGATAAATTATCGGATGCCCTGCTTATATGACATAAAAGGGAGTTCAGCATGGAAGGAAAAACCGGATATTGGAATAATACTTCACCGCTATATTAATAGAAAACGTCCGGCAGATGAGATACCCGATGATGCTACTGATGATGATAAGATAATCATTGACAAAGACGCACCGACTATTGTGAATATTGAAAAGATAAGATTTGAGGAGATTGGTAGGATGGGGAAGGTTAAGATGCGCATGGACTTTGCAAAGGGAGGAAGATTCTTTGTCGTGGAGGACGAGAAGAAGAAAACCGAAGTAAAACCCATTGACGGAAAACTCAATCCCAAACAGGATAAAGACGAAGTATTCGATAACGGCAAGGATGAACTAAGCGACCTGCCTTTCTAAAATATAATAATATGTGTACAAAACAGAATAAAATATCAATGGCTAATTGGGGAGTTGTAGGAACAGAGCAATGCCAGAAGCCTGAATATAAAGACGGACTATGTGCTTATCATTATAAGCGGAGTATCGAGAAACAGTTACCTTGGGGCAGGCGTAAAGGATATATTGACGCAACGCAGGATGATTTAAACAAAGGACGTAGTTTGAAACTTAAAACAAAAAACGTACATCATCTTTTTAAGGTTAAGAACGGAAAGGTTATCCGGTACAATAATAAGACTGATCGGTATGACATAGAAACAGAGATGCTTCCTCATTATGATTTATTTTGCGTAACCTCATTTTAATATAAACTATAAAACTATTTGACATGACAAACAACGAAGATTACAGACCAGACAACATCGAATTTAACGTCAGTAAAGACGGAACAAACATCCCAGAAAGCCTTGGTGAATTTGCAACACCTGAAGAAGCCGGTAAATTTATTGGCTCAAATCTCACAGCATTGAATCGTGGAGTGACGGTGTCACGCCATATGGATGCCTTTGAAAAGAAAACATGCAGGGATGACTACCAGGATGTCCTTGAAAACCTTGTGCCGGTGTATGAGAAGGAACTATCAGCAGCAGAACTTGCTCTGGCGAACGCAAAGGCCACTTTAAAGAACTCACAGGAGGCATACGACTTCACTATTAACCGTGCCAAGAATCTCGCAGCTGAGGCTAAAAGAGGCTTAAAAGACATGATTCTGGATGAGAAGTACACGTATAGGATTCCATATCAGGGCAGATTCTATTTCTACACCTACATTGATGGTTCATTGAGGCTTTGCCTTATCAGGGAGATCGTTGATTCCGAAAAAACGGAAATTTGGAGTCAAATGGGTGCTAATGAAGAGTTCATTGATAAAACCTTTGCACCAAAAGAAGAAAAGAAAGGAGGCAAAAAATGAAAAACAGCGTTGTTCAGCCAATGTCATTTGAAGAATGGCAGAAACTTTCTGATGTAGAAAAATCAAAATATTTGCCAAAGGGTGAAGATATTATTATTAATCTTGATTGTCTTATTCTTACTATTCAGGAAGCAATGGATTTAAAAAAAGAAATTCCTGACCATATTATTAAGGCATATAATTATTTGATAAATAAGAAGTAATGAAGATTTTCATGTATATTGTTTTGTGCTTAACACTAATATCACCTATGATATTCTGTGTTGTTCAAAGTAATTATAATCCGCCTATTTCTAATATGATAGCATCAGTTTATTCTTATGTATTGGGTGCAATTATAGTCAGTGCTCTTTTGGGTCGCATATTTTATTTACTTTATATAAATTCTAAACCATGATTGTACTCGGAAGCGCAGTATTAATAAAGCCAGACAAACTACCTGAGAGGACAAAAACAGGAACGCTCATCATACCAGAGAACTCCGTAGAGATGTTACCGGAATGGGGTGTAGTGCAGGATTGTGGCAGTGAGTGTGACACCGTGAAGGTAGGGGAGAGAATACACTTCCCTCGCAGGAGTGCCAATGTCATCACGATAGATGGCGAGGATTTTTTCATCACCAATGAACACCGATTGTTTTACATAAAAGAAAAGATATGAATAAAATTAAATTTAATGATGCAAGTGATCGAAGGATGAAGGTAATGCCATTATCATTGGCTGAACAGGAAACCGTTATTGATGCCTTAAATTATCTTCTGGAAAACGACAACGGCAATATAGCGCAAACGTGGTTTGATTTGCTCCAAAGATTTGTTGATAATTATTCCAAACTTGAGCATCACAAGGTAACGACAGAAGGACTATCAGCGTTTGATTCAGACCCCCGTAAGCTTCTTTATGAATTTTGGCAAAGAAGTTCAGATGCTTGTCCTTTAGAAGTAGGGGAAGCGGAAAAACAAGAAGAACTATTTAAGCAATGGGTCAGTCCTGCCATAATTGACATAACATTTTAAAGAAGGAGTATATGAGCAACGAAAAACAGAAACCGCTTATCGACGATTTGCTTGATGAACATTTTCCTGAAGCAAGTTATAACACACGTATCCGTGAAAAGGCCAAAGAGATGACGCTTGAATTTTTTAAATTGGCAAGACAGGAATATGCAATGCAGGAGGAAATAAATCTCGCATTGCTTTTCGGAAGAGAATTAACACAGGATGAAAAAGATCGTAACCTTAAAAGATGGGGATTTTAATTATGAGCAACGCCAATAATTATGCCTTTGCCAACAAGCTACAAGGCTTCAAAGAAAAGATTCTCGACACCCATATTGCCAAGACAGAGGAGGCAAGAGTGATAATGCACGACCCAAACTACGCATGGGATAGTGAGGACAAGAAGAAGTCTGGACAGGCACGGTACGACTCTTACAAGGCATGGCAGGTGTACTACCAGACTTTCTACGATGAGGGACTGAAGCTATGCACACAGCATGAGCAACTTGTTGATAAGATGTCAAAGGTGTACGACAAATGGTACAAAGACATCAGTAATGAAGGCAGGCAAGAAGTGGAGTTGATGTCATGTCAGGCAGATTGGCTTAATGAGATATTTTTAGAAATATTCAATGAATTGAAACCGCTTGGGTTGGAAGGGATGAAACCGCCGGCAGCACTTAATATGAAATAATATGAGATCAGATTTACAAATAACACGAATCCCTCCTCATAGCCCCGAATGGTTTAAGTACCGTGAATCAGGTATTGGGGGAAGCGAGACAGCAACCGTATTGGGGCTGAATCGTTATGATACCGTAACTCGAACTTATTATGAAAAAATAGGCGCAACTGAACCACGGCATTTTGATAATGCGAAGATGTTCTTCGGAAGATACATGGAGGACAATATTGCTGAACTCTGGAAGTATTATGATGGGACTACTGATGGGTGGATTGAGAACTACAAGAATAAAAAGATCATCAGGGATTGTCGTGCCGTAAATGGTTTTGTGGTCAATCCAAAATATCCGTGGTTATTTGGTTCTTTCGACAGGGTGCAGAACATTAAGGGCGGTATAAACCTACTCACAGGGGAACCTCTAAAGACGGAGGCGGTACTTGAAATTAAGACATTAAGCTATTGGAGTTCGCAAATGTGGGAGGGAGGTATTCCCCTGTCATATCTGATCCAGATACATGTTTACATGATTATTCTCGAATGTGATTATGCTGAAATAGCTATTCTAAAGGACGGGTCAGAATTTATTGTTGAAAAATATACCCGTGATGAAGGTCTATGTGAAAAAATCTTAAACATAACTCAGTCATTTTGGGAAAAACTTGTCATTCCCGGAAAACAGGCACAGATAAAAAAACTCGAAGCAGAAAAGGTAGGAAATATTTCTGAAGTAGAGAAGTGGGATGCTGAAATACAAAAGCATGAACCTGAGCCAGACACCACGGAAGCATATCGAGAGTTTCAGAGCGAAAAGTTTCTTAAAGAAAGAGACACCATTGAGGGTAATATGCGTCTTTATGACATCTGTAAGCAGGATAAAGTTCTCAATGGCATATCAGGATTGATAGAAGAAAAAAGAAGCGGATTGAAAAACACCTTGATAAAAGAACTTACCGTTGCCGGAGCAGAAATGATTGATTTTGGAAGATTAGGAAGTGCAACATGGTCAGAGCGCAAAGGTGCAAAGTCACGTACATTTAATAACCGCATCAAAGAGAAACCAAGCGATGATCAACTACTGGCAGAGTTTAAGAAACTGAACTTAGAATGTTACTAACATGGGAAAAATAAGTTTTGAAATAAAGAAAACCGACGACAGTATCGAGAAGAATGATATTGTTTTATTCCCCAATGGAGAAAGAGTCTTTGTTGTTGATCGAAAAGATAGAGTACTATATGCCGAAATTACTGTTTATCTTTTCCCTGTATCAAAATATTGGATTATTACAGCATTAAGATTATTCTGGATTAAAGTAAGATATTGGTTTGCGAAACAGATAAACTAAATCAAAGAAAAATGGAAGATACGTACAAAGAACATAAGTTGCGTTACGAGAGAATCGGGGTAAGCCATCCGCAATCCTCTTTTTTGATAGAGCCATGCTATTCAATGGATAGAATTGAAAAAATTCCATTAAAAACAAGAGTTTTAAGTATAATCAAAAAAATACTTTTTGTGACAAGCGTGATACTCGTATTTTTAATATTGCTCATAGGGGGAGCAGTTCTTGTATCTTTATATTGTCCAGAATTTATTGGATACTGGTGGTTGTTTTCATTCTTAATGGGATGGGTTTGTGCTAATATCTTATTTGATTAAGGATAGGATGGAGAAAGACTTGATCATAAACAGGATTGTCAGGGATATGAAACTCTTTGAGATTATTGATCCGGTTGATGCCGAGCAGACAAAACAGTTTATGAATCAATTATGGGCAGCATGCAGGGAACAGACCATTAAGGAGGCACAGGCACACCATAAAACAAAGATAGTTCAATATTCATTACAGGGGAAGAAGTTAGGTGAGTATGACAGTATCAGAGAGGCGGGGAAAGCGGTTGGCTATGAACATAAGTACAGAGGAGGAGAGCTTACTATCCTGAATGTTTTATCAGGAAGGTACAAGCACACAAAAGAAGGACATATTTGGAAATACGCAGACAATGGAAAGGATTGAGTTTACTTCAGACGATTGGGATTATATGATGAAAATGAATCCTGATTTAAGACAAGAGCATGCCAGGATGTTGGAATTTAATGCAATTAATCCAATACTGGCAGAGGAAATTGATAAAAAGATGCGGGAAATACGCAGAAAATGGAGACGATAAACATCAGTAAGAATAAGTTAATGGCAAGTATGAAGCATGAGTGGAAGATACTCATTGACTTGTTTATTAAGCGTGCAAGGACGCTGAATGAGATCAAGGACACATCAGCAACTAAGCCACTCCCTGGTACTGAGTTTCTTCATACGATGTTAAAAGATAAGGTTATCAGTAATGCCTTGTATCAGCAGTTGAAGAAACTTGCGGAGGACACGTCACTCACCTATGAAATTATAATCAAATGAGAGAACTCTGTGAAGTAAGTTGGCAAAAAGAGGACACCGAAGAAGATCCTATTATGGTAAAAGAGAAATACTTTTTACTTCACTTCGGATTACGACATGAGATAATTGACAGAGGCGATGGGACGGTAGCAGTAGCGAATTATAGTGTAGCTATCTGCCAGCACTACAAGACCGGACAATTGGAAATGTTCGATCCATCACAAATCAGAATTTTAGGAACTGAAATAAAAAAATAATGGAAATAGAACTGACAATGCTTGGAGAGCCAAATGCTCAGATGAGACACCGCACAGTGAATAAGGGTAACTTTCGTGGCAATTACGATCCCTCAATGGATAAGAAGAATGACTTTCTTTCAGTGATTCAAGAGAAGGCACCAAAGGAGCCACTGACGGGACCTATAGGAATAACCATCATATTCTATTTCGGCAGACCTCATAGTCATTACGGCACGGGTGCAAAGAGTTCCATGCTAAAGGATTCCGCACCGGAGTTCCATACCTGTAAGAAAGACTTGGATAACTGTGTAAAATTTGCAACAGATTCTATGAATCACATATTCTACAAAGATGATTCTCAGATATGCAGACTATTCTCAGAGAAACTTTATTCAGAGTCACCACGGACATACATATTAATTCAGACACTATGAAAGATATTTTTACAAAAGATTGGATCATTACAAACTCTATTGAGATTTGCAATCAGTATGAAAAGGGAATTTTAACACTTCGCGGATTGCATTATCAACTCGTAGGCAGAGGCATGACAAATGACATACAACATTATAAAAGGGTTGTGGGTGCAATGATTGATGCCAGGTGGGATGATAAGATTACGTTCGATCAATTCTCTGACCTTGACCGTGAAATGGTTGGAGATACTGAATATAGGGAAACGGTGGTTGAATCAGAGATCGAGAACGCATGCGACCAGGTTGAGGCATGGATGACAAGTTACCATAAAAACAGATGGGAGAATCAGCCTTATTACCCTGAGATATTTATTGAAAAGAAAGCATTACAAGGAGTTTTTCAAAAGATGTGCAGTAAATGGTCAATAGCCCTCGGAGCTTGTAAGGGATATCCTTCTCTGACTTTCTTACATGATACTTATAAGAGATTTGATAATGCTGTTTATCAAGATAAAAATCCTATAATCCTTTATTTTGGCGATTACGATCCCTCTGGTGAGGACATCCCCCGAAGTATTCAGGCTAATCTTTTAAGGTTTGGGGTAGATGTTGAAGTAAGGAGAATTGCATTAATGGAAGAGCAGGTAGTCGAATGGAACTTACCGCCTGCACCAACAAAAGAATATAAAATAGGAAAGAGAAAAAATGGGACTACCGGGTATATTGGAGATTCAAGAGATAAGGAATGGAGCGGATTAGGCCAAGTAGAACTCGATGCTGTAAAACCCGAACAACTTATGAAACTATGTGAGGATGCCATAAAAGATATTTTTAATGAAACCTTGCATAAAGAACTTATTGAGCAGGAAGGTAACGAGCGAATCAAATATATAACTGAGTTAAAAGATTTTGTTAATAATCTAAAAGATTAATCAATGAAACAACTAACAGAAGAACAATTTAAGGCATTACCAAGAGGTGAGATATTTGCCACAGGGGTATTACCAAATTCACCAAAAGGACTATTTATGACTCGTGGCGGAGGAACATTAAGATGGGTCGCTAAAAAGGGTGACATTGATGATTGGGCTATCTACTGCCATTGGGATGAACATGACGAGGACTGGATAAGGCAACATGGAGATAAGGTAACTAATAAGGAACATATCAGAAGATGTGTACCCTGCACGGATGAAGTTTTAAAACTATATAGACACTAAAATCATGGGAAACAATTCGCAGGTTAATAACTTTGAAATAAGCGGCAAAGCCTTACATGTAGGGCAGCCGGAGCAATACACAAATCGTAATGGACAGACCAAGGCATCCAGGATATTGGTTCTGGAGGTATTCTCAGGCACCTACTCAAATGAAGTGGTGTTTGAATTTGCAGAAAATAATATGAATCAGTTACTTCAGTCGAAAGACGGTGATTGGTTGACCGTAAATTTCTGTCTGAAAGGTAACAAGACTATTAAGGATGGCAAGGCTAAATGGTGGCCACGATTGGAGGGCTTAACAGTTTTGCGAGGTTAATATTCACCTAAAAATCATAAAGACATGGGACTATTTGATCAGCGCACACCAAGAAAAGCAGAGGTATTACCGCCTGCAAAAGAACAGGAACTTGTATTCCACGACACCGTGCCATTGCCAGAAGAACAACTTCCCCAGGCGCGGGAGAACGCAGCAAAGCAGAATGGTATTGTTTTGAATTTCTTCCAAAAGAGATTTGCATATCGGTTCACACCACCAAAGGTACATGAGATACTTACGTCCGAAGGGGAGAAGATACTGCTTAATTCTGTAAGACGGAGCATCACCAATCTTACAAAGGCAGGACGCTTGATCAAATGTCCATGGGATTTAAGAGAGATGGGTAATTTTGGCAAGGATAACCGCACATGGCAGTATAATTCCTGCTACATCAAACCAATTAATTCACAGAAATAATGGAAAAATCAGTTAAAATTGAAATCATTAAGATGTGCATCCCTATTATTGGGATATGGTGGGTAATAAAAAGAATTATACCTCAGTTCCCAGAGATTGATTGGTGGTGTTTCGGATGGAAGCCTATTTTTACTGTCCTTGGATTATTCTTCTATCAAATACTTTGTTGGATAGGATGGAAGGTGTTTTATATGATGGTATTCTTCCATTATTCTTTTGAAAAAGTATTTACAAACTGGTAAAATGAGCACCACAGAGAATAAGATACCATTAGCAGTAGCACAGAACGTGGCGAAACGATTCATGGCTTACATTGATACGGTATGCCTTTATATTTCTATTGCCGGATCAGTGCGTAGAGAAGTGGAGTATGTAGGAGATATCGAAGTTGTTTGTGTGCCACGTGACGAGTTCGTATTAGGCGCAATTTTCCCGGAAGGCTTCAAGGGTATGGTCGTCAATGGCAGTCGCTTAAAACGTTTCAAATATCCTGAATCGGGCATACAGATAGAGTTATACGTGACCACGGAACGAGATTATGGCAGAATACTTGCCATTCGGACCGGATCGAGTTTTTATTCGCACACCGCACTCGCTATGCAATGGAATCGGGTTGGCTGGGCCGGGACTTCTGATGGCTTAAGGAGAAAATCTGAGTGTGATCGGAAAAGCACATGGAAAATCAAACCGGAGTACAAAGCAAACCCTACACTACCACCAGCATTCGACACCGAAGAAAAGTTCTTCGAGTTCATTGGTGCAAAATGGATTCGGCCACAAGAAAGATCATGGGTTGACACAAAAGGAGAATATAATTACAAACTATAAATTAAAAACGACATGGAAACAGAAAAATCATTAGTAAGACAAGAAAATCCGCAATCATTCATCGAAAGGCTTATTGAGCATGCCGAAGACCTTGAAAAAGTAAAAGAGGTCGGGATGGTGATTATCAACTCAGGGTTTTGCCCGGAGCACTTCAAAGCATCAAGGGATGCTGTGGGCGCAATAATGTGCATCGAAGCCGGGCGCAAACTCGGACTGTCATGGATGCAGTCATTAAGTGACATCTATCCTGTAAAGGGGCGTATTGGCATTATGGGAACGGCAGCGAAAGCAGTGATCTTTGCAAGTGGGATACTCGAGTCATGGTCTGAATATACCGAAGGGGAATACCCACAGCCAGGATATAAGCATATCACTGTTAGCAAGAGAAAAGACCTTCCAAATGAGTTCAGGACTGAGTTTTCAGTATTCGATGCAAATACTGCAGGACTGATGCAGAAGGACATCTATAAGAAATACGGCAAACGTATGATTGCATGGAGGGATATCGGATTCCATGCCTCTGACTACTATCAGGACATTCTCAAAGGGATGAAAACAGTCGAGGAGTTGAATGATTATGACGGGTTAATCCCTGGTTCACCTGAAAAGATCACTCTGAAGACTGAGGATGGGAAAGAGATTACTTTTACTGATCAGGATAAAGAACATTCCAAAAAAACCACTTCGCGAGTAGCGAATAAGATCCCTGACAATAAGTTTGGTGAGGTGAAGAAGGACAATATTCAGGATGCAGAGGTTGTGGAAGAAAAGACACCTGAGAATACAAAAAGCGTCACGGCAAATAAAGAGGAAGATTCCCCATTTATTCCGCAGAAAGGCTCTTATTCCTCCGATGAGAATAAAGAGGTCATGCCAGATGTAAAAGAAGAGGTTATTGTAGGGCAGTGGACTTTAAAAGAGATGGAAGGCATGGACACCCCAATACTTCTGAAAGCGGTCATGGAAGATATGGACATGATGGAAGGATGCGAGACGATTGGAGGAAAGAACACAAACAAGAAATTACGTGAACTGATATTTGCACACCAAGAAGGCAAATTAGATGCTCATGTTGCACCATATCTGAAGGCAAATGAGGAAAGAGAAAAGCAAGAGAAGGCATCAGCAGTGAATACTCAGGCAAGTGAGATTGCGCCAAACAAAGAGTTTGATAAAGAAAAAGAGGATAAGAAGATTGATGATTTTCTTCATGCTCCTGTGAAAAAAGAAGAGGCAAAAGCAGTGGAAGGAGAGCCTGCGGGCAATAAATACGGCATGATAATCTCTGAAACTACACCAAGGGACTTTTCGGAAGTCAAAGGAATTTTCAATAAGATGATGGGCGTGACACCTCAGATTACCACTCCAAGATATATGGAACTCAGCGCAAAGTTAGGCATTGATAAGTTATATGCCGATAAGGAAACCTTCATTAAACAGGCATCTGTGGATGAAATCAATAAACTTTTGAACTCAAATTAATATTAACCTTTAAAAATTATCATTATGACAAAACAAGAAAAGAAACAGATTAAACTTCAAAGAAGGACAACTGCACTTGACAGGGCTATTCAATTATCAGCGACCTCAAAAAAGCCAATATTGAAATTAGCAAAAGAAATCGAAAAGTATCTGGTAAAAGGAAATTAGCAGTATATTTGTAGCTACTTCTTTTGATTACTGCAAAAGAAACAGGGAGGCTACAATATCGAGATGATAACGTGCCTCCTTTTTTTATTAACAACTTAAATTTAAAAACGATGAATCACATAGTAAACATGATGTATCTCGGAATCCTTGCAGGGTTATTCTCCTGCTTCTGGACTCGTATAATTCGTAAAAATATGGTCTTCCGCAAATTTGGCAAGTACCTTGAGGTTGTGAATAACCGTCATCTGATTGACCATGTATCCGATTCAATGCTGGTGAAATTTATCCGGTGCTGCTTCTGTGTCAGTCCATGGGTTGTGTTTCTGCTGAGTCTATTTTACATAATAGTATTTACCCCTTGGTGGCTATTCGCTGTAATAGGTGTCATCGGAGGACTTGGTGCTGGTAACTTTGTCTGTGAAGTTGTAAACGCATTTAGACAGGAGGAATTATGAAACACACAGCAGGAAAATGGGAACTTATTTTTAAATATTACGAGAGGAAACCTAAAAAAATATGCCTCGGTGTTGGGGTGAACACTAAATTGCCAATAGGTGGAACTTATACTGAATTTATCTGCAATTCAATGTTACCTGATTCTGATAAAGAGTATATTAAACAGAAAGCGGAAATAGAGGCGAACATGAAACTAATTGCCGCTGCACCGGATATGAGGCTATTAGTAGAAAAACTTCTTGAAAGAGACGAAAATAAAGGATGTCCTTTCTGCAACAAAGATGATTGGGGCGAAGAAAATCATGGGACTAATTGTCCTTTTCACCTTGCTTATGAAATTAAAAAAGCCACAGAATGAGATACTGCGAATTTGATAATTGCACTCAGTCTGTTTGGGGGACTGACAAGAAGACCGGATATGGCTACTGTAAACGGCATCAGTATCTTCGCACCGACAAAAAGCCTAAGAAAACTCCTGCATTTGCACAAAAAACACGTGTAAGAGACTATGACTTCCCTTTTGAATCGCAAATAGACCTATTTAACTGGCTCTGGGATGAAGCAAAAGACGTAAAGGGTATTGTGACGTGTCCGTACACCGGAGAACGCTTAAACCGCTTCTATAATACGGATATGTTCGTAAACTGTTTTGCGCACGTGCTGAATAAAAAGAATTATCTCTACTTCAAACTAAACCCAGAGAATATCAGAGTGGTATTGCCGGAGTTTCACAGGATAGTTGACCAAGGCACCACACTTGAAAAGACTAATCATCCAAATTGGAAGTTTACGGAGTGGGATGCCCTTGTAATAGCGATGAAAGCAGAATACATCGCATTTAAAAAGTTAAATTTACTCGCGTAACCAAATAAGCGATATGAAAACACTATCAAAAAACAAGAAGCAAGGTCCATGCGGGTCATTTTGTTTTAAATATTGGCTTGGAGCGGGATGTGATGATTGCGAAATATGTGATCTTAAGAATATGAAGAACCATGCGGAATTTTTTGTAATAGATAATTTGAAGTATGAATTTAAACAATCGCAATGAAACGTATGAACTTAATTTTAATACTAAGCCTCTTTTCAGCCACTTTAAAGGCACCCGACTGTTCGAGCATAGTAATCCTTGCACCGGAAGTGATAAATTACTATACGCCCCTGATTAACGCTGTAGTGACAGTGGAAAGCAGAGGCGAGCAGACAGCTTACAATAAAAAAGAAATTGCAGTTAGTTATTTTCAGATCCGGCCTGTTCGGCTTCGGGAATATAACCAGCGGACCGGAAATCATTACGTTATGGCTGACATGTACCACTATGAGAGAGCAAAAGAAGTGTTTATGTACTACACAAATGGCCGGAGTTATGAGAAGATTGTACGGGCGTGGTGTTCTGGCGAAGCAGGGACAAAAAAGGCAAGTGAAAGTTACTGGCGGTTAATTCAAAAGGTATTGTAATGGAAGAGAATTATTCAGTTGGTGATTGGGGTACCGCATCTTTTAAATATATAAAAAAGGGTTTTAAAGGTGCGCTTATGGCTTACGGTCAGATAAAAGCAGTTGAAAAAAAGGTTGTTTTATTCGAAGATGATTTTCAGGAATATATTGTCAATAAGAAAGAGTTCGCATTTAAACCAGTCGAAAAGCCATGAAATTAGTTAGTTAATTTAATAAATGAGATATGAAAACAATTGAAGCAAAAATCAAAGCAAAATTATCTGATGCAATTGAAAAGGCAATGGATGATGAAGAGTTATTGAATGAATTTGATATAACCTGGCCTGATGATTTCGCAGGAAGGATGGCTGATGCTGCATTATCCGTATTGCTTGGAATGCAGGATGTTAATAGATACATGGAAGAGCAGGGGATGCTTAAATAACCAACGTAAAACAGTAACAATGAAAACAAAAGAAGATTTCAATTCCTTTAAAATGGACAAAGGTAATGTTAAAATTCTTACAGGAATAGAAGCAGATTTATATGTATTTACAATAGAACAAATTAATGAAGTTTTGGAAGCCTATCATCAGGAAAAGATAAGAGAGGAACTGACCATACAAGAGTTTATGAATGATGTACATGAATGGGCTGATAACACCTTTGGCAAAGAAAGAACGGCAATTGCACCGCTTTATCATTTAAAGAAAGAAGTTAACGAAGCTATTAAGGCAATGCAGGACGGTAGTTTGTTTCCGATCAGAGAAGAACTTGCAGACTGTTTTATTCTTGTTCTTAATGCAACTTCAAAATACGGGATTGAATTTAACACTCTATTTTTTGATGCAAAAGAGAAAATGGAGAAAAACAAAAAACGTAAATGGGGCAAACCTGATAGAAATGGGGTAGTTGAACATGACCGGACAAAGGACACTATCACAACTGAAGACCTGAAAGCGGAGAGTGATATGTATTACACAAAATAACTAATGGAACATAAATAACAAGAATATGGAAGAAATTATAAAGATTTTAAAAGGTTATTCAGACCCCGCAACAAAGGTTAATGGTAAGAAATTTCTATCTGAAACGCATTATAAGATTGTAGAACAGAAGATTACCGCTCTAATAGAGAGTGAGTATGTCGAGAAGGAATTTGTCGAGTGGCTACCACTCAATACAATGACTGACCGCGTTACAAGAAATAAAGCAAAATATATGGTAATGGATATGAATCAACCTGCTATTTGGATGACACTTAATGAAATCCGTAAGTACTGGCTTAGAGAAGTGAAAGGTAAGTAATATGACGAACATCCATCAAATAGAGCCACCCAGGGCATCGGAAGTGGCTATGACGTTAATACGCAAGACTATCTGGCAACAGTTCTCCAATAAATCCGTTGTGTCAGGACTATGGCTTAGAGAATACGTCAATACCCCGCTATGGGCTAATTGTTTTCTACACGTGCTTCCGGTAAAGGGATATCCGTATTTTAAATACTATATGAAAGCTATTGCATTGGTTACACCTGGAGAGGCAGGATTATGGATGCAAGCCACAGCAGAAGAGCGAATACAATACTCTCTGGACTTTGAGGAGAAGTCACGGGGAAAGAATACCGCTGATTGGACTGTTTTAAGCCGTTTAGAGGCAGAACTACTCGTGGAGTACCGCAAATACTTCCCATACACTGTTAGGGGCATCGTGGGTTATAAGTTTACGTTAAACGAGCAACAAGCGGTTATTGGACATTTCAATAAGAAATTTATTGAGAGTTTAAAATAAAAGCATACCTTTGGGAGATAAATCTATTTCCCGTGGCACAGAAAAGACTTCTAAACGCTTCTGGACGTGCGATCAAAATTGGTGATCCGGTTAAGCTACATGCCACAAAGAAAGACTCATTTGATTTTGCTAATCTCGGAGATGTTGTTATTGGCACAGCATCGGCTCAGATTCCTCGTGGTAGCTGGGGTGTTATTAATCTACTTGGGCATATAGCAGAAATAGCATTATCCGTGGTGCCTGCTGTGATAATGGAGATTGCTGCGCAAATACCACCGCCTGCAGTTGAGTTGACCCCGGAACAGATTGCCACTATTGCAGATCAAATTCCGTCTACTGATGGTAAGTCAGCATATCAGGTAGCAGTTGAGAATGGTTTTACGGGGATAGAATCGGAATGGTTATTATCCCTTAAAGGTGAAAATGGTACAAATGGGGAGGCAGGACAGTCGGGTTCACGAGGCATGCAGGGCATCCCTGGTAATGATGGTGCAACAGGGCAGGCAGGCGCGGACGGAGAAGATGGGCGTACTCCTGTGCTTAATGTTGATTATTTCAATGGAGAAGACGGTGCTCCTGGGACTCCGGGTTCAAAAGGAGACAAGGGAGATCAAGGTTTGCCCGGCAATGATGGTTCGCAAGGACTTAAAGGAGATCAGGGCATACAAGGTATTCCCGGTAATACCCCTGTTAAAAATATTGACTATTTTGATGGATTAAAAGGAGATAAAGGGGATCAAGGAGTTCCCGGACAAAATGGGACTGACGCCCCTGTAAGGCTATTTGCAAATTTATTGGCTCCGGTGGTTACTTCCGGCACAACTGAAAAGGTATTACTTCAATTACAAATACCAGCAGCACGTGCAAGTGTAGGATCAACTTTCCGAGCATGGATCATTGGTAATTCATCGTCAACAGGTACATTGATATTTAAAGTAAGATGCGGGAATTTAGGGACAATCTCTGATACAATTGATTGGACGGCGGTAACGTCAGCAGCACAGGCGGCAAATGCGAGGGCGGGATTTGATGTATTAATAACTATCCGGTCAGCAACCACAATTAAAGCAGAGGGAGTTGGCTATGCCGGAGCAGTTCAATTACCAACTTATGTGGCAGCACCCACTACTCCTGCAATTACTATATCAGGAATTTGGTATATAAATCTAACAGTGATTTGTAGCTCAGGAACATTCACGGCTCAAGTCGGAAATATAGAAGAAATAAGGTAATTAATACTAATCATCATAAAAAAGAAGCACCCCATTTACGAGGTGCTTTATTATTTATGCCAATTGGCTTTTCTTAGATATGTCTGGACTTTGCCCCGTCCCGGGGAACATCATATTCAATTAGCAGTCCTCCCAAGTCTGTGCTCATACTGTTTCTACCCGGAGGGTTCTTTATTTGATTTTCAAATCCTGCTAATATCGGCAGTTTTGAATCAAGCCTGTCAATTGTGTAGTAAGTATTACATGTGAAACTTTCCTGATGATTATACACTATGGCATCTGAATTAATCAGACCCTTGTCAATCACACTGGACCCCCTGGTAATTGTGTAACTTACTTCACCGGCAATAACCGGGCTTTGAACTGGAAGAATTGTTATTACTGATGTGTTCTGATTCGCAATTAACGAATAGCCAACATCTTGGTCAACGGGCACCGTTTGAGGCGGTGTCAACGCACTGGACACTATGTAAAAGAGTGCGATCAGTGCGAGGATAAGCATTTTTTTCATGCGCATTGTTTTTGTTGTTTTGTGGCAATATTGCCGTTATAACACTTCAAAAGTACGAAGTGTAGATTTAATAACCAAATTTATTTCATCTTGGCTTTCTTGTGCCCTTTCCGGGCACGATCATTCCATTCAGTGTTTTGCTCTTTATTGTCCATGTATTCACGCAAAGTTTTATGACCACCTGTGAATATCTTGCGATCTTTTAAAAATGCAAATAGTCTTTTGTCCATAGTTATTCTGTTTCAGGTAAATCCTCATCATCTACAACTGATGCAAGTTCTTCTTGTGGCACTTCCGGCTTTTCATCAGCAGGATATAGAGAGGCAAACGGAGCACGTGGCCCCATATTTCGTTTTGCGATGAACCGTTCTCTGGCCACATCATCAGGGATGCTTGCAAGTACCTCAATTTCCGTTCTGGCATCAATCCGTATAATCTTCATACGCCTTACAGGAGGGATGACTTTCTTTTGGCGTGGCTCGTAATGTCTGCTCATTTAAACTCGATATTACCAAAGTAAAAATAGAATGATAAGAGCATGCTCAACATTGCGAGCAGTACGTAAACAAAGGCAACTGCCACCACCTCTGCGAATCCGGCAAAGAACAGGAACATAATGGCGATGACACCCATTAAAATAGCTAAGAATAGTTTCATAGTCATTGTATTACTTTAATGAGTACTCCAAACAGAAATAGTGCTACTGCGATCAGTACCGAGCCGATAAGCAGACATCCAAGAGCTTTCATCCCGTCAAAGGGATCAGGATCTTCAAATTCAATAGGTGTTTTGTCTTTTTTCATAGCTATTGATTTTTATGATATTTAACACAATCAGCACACCCATTTGTAAAAGCGATCCATGAAGGACATAGATCATATGTATTACCTTCTTCACCTTTATAAGGGCATTGAGTTTTTTCTTTAAAAAGTTCTGATTCAAGTTCTTTAACCTCAGTTCTTAATTTGGCTGCCTTGTTCACGCAATCAATTAAAGGCTCATTATCAATATCGTTATTATTTTTTTTTTCTTTAATCAGATTGTTATCTGCCAAGAAATCCAAGGCCGTTGTTAATACGATAATCAGTTCTTTCTGTTTTTCAATAATCTTGTCTTTTGTCATAGTCGTGTTTTTAAATATTATACCCGGCAAATTCGCTCAGGTAGTGTTTTATTGATGTCTGGTTCAGGTCTTGTCTATTGACATGCCCCATGCTAAGCAGAAAGAGTTTTACGGAATAGGCACCTCCAAGATGAGCCGCAGCAAGCATTCCCGATCTGGTTATTGTCACACCTGCTATTTCCTGCCCGCAATAATAGAAATAGTCTCTAAGTGCTATTTCATTTGATTTAAAGAGGGCAAGCAACACCTGACGTTGTAGTGCTTCGGGGAAGATTTCAGGGTTATGAGCGAACTGCTGAGGTGTGATGTAGCCGTAACCAAGACACTCAAGAGTATTGTGAGCAAATTGAAATTTACCCATACATCCGATTGCATTGATTATCTGCCACCGATTACCCGATTCACGGATACCCAAGTGTTCAATAAAGAGTGCAAGCTGCTCTTCACAGTCTATGCGATTAATCTCTATTTTAACCCATTCAATGTTTTCTTTTTGCTGCGCCACCGAAGGAGGAGGTGCCGAGCAAGTGAGAAAACAAAACCATGTTATTAAAGTTCCTGTGATCATCTTCATTACAATTAATTTGATTATAGTGTTTAGAAAAAAAGAAAGGGCACCGGAACACACAAACCGGCACCCGTTCTATGTCAGCCTAAAAAATCAGACTGAACATTATCGTCTTGCAATCTGTTCCATTCCTGGTACAGTAGTTGCACAATATCAGTTAATGCTTGGTTAATAACGCTTTTCTCTTTTGAAGTGTTATCCAAAAGATGTCTAAAGTACACCATCAGTTCATGTAGTTCATTTCCGGCATAAAGCATGAGAGTATTACCCGGATCATTGAACGCAAAAGGTGATTTATAGAGTATCATTACCACAATATCATCACATCCACAATTAAAGAGGAGGGCACAGGGCAGTCCTTTATTATCATGGATGAGGTCTTGTAGTCCGGCTATCACATCCCTGCTTTTCAGATCGGAAAGGAAATCTATTATCTCCACGTCCCCGTTATAAATTATTTTTATCCGGTCCAACTTCTTTTTTGATATGGTGTCTTGTGTCTGCATCGGTACAAAGATAAACTATTTTTAAAACTCAAAATTTAAGACCTCGTTTCGTGACTTGTAAGGCATTCTTATACCTGTCTGGCATAATGACATGGAAGATGTTCTTAAAGCGCACCACATCCTTCCCCATTTCGGCATAGCGTTGAAAAAATCTTATTGCTTGCAGTAATTGTGCAGGGGTGAATTGAAATACTTCTTTTTCGTCCATGATCTCAACAAGAGAGTCCTCACGTGGTTCAGCAAGCACACCTGAATAATCATACGCATCAATAGTCATTTTGATATTGTCAAAATTAAGCGCAACAAAGCCCATAGGCTTAAAGGGGGAGACCCTGTTCTTATCTACACCCTGCGTTTGAACGAAAATTTGCTTTTTTCTCATTGGCTTAATTTTAAAGGTTCAATTATTGTTACAACAACTTTGTGTATAAAAGCACCTTGACTTTCAGCTTTCTGCCATGTAGCAGGATAGTCATATTTATTAAGCATCAGCCTACATTCAACTCGAGACTCAGCTAATGTTCTTACTTGTGGCCACCCATCGGGCGCATAATAGCACCACATTTTACGATTACTTACAGGATTTACTTTTTGCTTTGTCATAATATTGTCCTTTAAATAGTTTAAAACCTACGTCCACGCATGGTTCCCAACGCAAAATGTCAGTGCGCAAACCTAATGAAAAACGCTTTAATTTAGCTGTAATCCCTAACTCAAAACTCCAAGGGTTAAAGATTTTAGGGTCAAGAGGGGAGTTATCGAGCATAACAGATCCTAAAAGATGATAATTAATGCCGGCAGTAACATCAAATGAAGCACCATTATAATCTGGCAGAGGCAATAACACACCCGTTGATAGCTTTACATGGTGTTTTATATCATACTGTCTGTAAAGTCCCCAATTGCCATAAGACACAGAGCTATACAAGCCTAAGCCATGTATATAATAGTCACCACGCACACCAATACCAAAGTCAACCGGCTGGTGTGATACATAGAGGGCAAAGGGATAACGCTGTGCCATTGCTGAGAATGACACGCTGATCAAAAGTAAAAAAAATAGTTTTTTCATAATTCTGATTTATTAAGTTCTTCAATTAAAGCATCTGCATTATAAACTGCATATTTAGCAATTTCCATTGGTACAGAAACATCTGCATTACCTGTAAAGTATTCGTAATGTCCTGCAAGAAGTCCCTGCATTGCCATTGCTGCAAAGTATTCACGCTTGGTAAGTCCGGCAAATTTTGTACTGTCTCCTACTATTGCATTAATTGGATTATTTGGATTTGTTTTCATAATATTGTTTTTATAATTTGAAACTTTTATTTCTCACCGATTGGAGTTTGTCCATTGGGATATTAAGCGCAAAATGAAGAAAAGCATCATAATCGAAATTAATCCGATTCATTTCATTTCTTTGGCTATCATCCTGCCTCTTTCATTAGATTCCGGCAACTTCATAATTTTATCAATATTATCAAAATGAAGTTTTGTGCTTTTAATAAATTCAGTCATTGATTTGGCTGAAACTTCAATAGTTTTCATGTTATTATTTTTAAGTTATTTACGCATTCTCAATGCTCGTATAAGAGCAAAATTTTTATACTGACTGTATTTTGCCCTTAATGTAGCATCGCAATCCTCACATAACTCATCATCAATCTTAATCCTGGTGTTATCAGGATCATCGAGTAGTAACTGACCACACGCACGACAAATGCCAATATCAAAAGACTTTCTCTTCTTTGACTTGCGAGGGTGCGGCATCTCAGGCTCAGGCATTTCGGAAACCATTTCCGGCTCCGGCATGGTCTGTACGTCTATCTCTCCAAAGAGGTTAAATTGTGGCATTATTCGGTGGCTTTTTTAATGGTTTTATATGCCATGAAGCAAATATCTTCATCGGATTGGGATCTTGTATCAACAATTTCAAATAATTTGATACAGGACTCCAGTAAGTCAGGGGCTGCTGCGCAGAGTTTTGCATTTGCCCTCATTTCGTTTTCTGGGATCAATTTATTATCATTTGTGAATGATCCGATAACTTTATAACCACTGTCTATTTTTGTGATTACAACAGAATTAAACACGTTATTGTGCATAATCCATTCTCCTTGTGTGTGTTTCATAATTATGCTTTTTTATATATTTTAAAACTTAAAATTATTTGTTGCCACCCGCTCAAAATATTCACTTGCGGGTATAATGTGATCCCATAAGTCATCCCAAAACAAATCATCTTCTGCTGATGCTATGGAATTGTAGAGTACGGGCAATCCCTCGCGTGGTCCTGTGGCATATTCGACTGCACCCAAGCCGGGAGGATCGAGTAATACAGAACAGGCAATATATTTGCCGTTCATCTGTTCCGGTGTGTAGGTTGGTTTATTCATTGCTTTGTTATTTCTATTAACGTACCTTCTTTTTTACAAAACTTACATTTTGCGCTATTTAAAGAATACTCTTTTTCTTTTGCGGTTTGTTTTTTCCCGCAATGTGTACAAATTGTTTTCATTATTCCGTTGCTTTTTCGATTGCGTGTCTTGCTGCTACTGCTATTTCCCCAAATTCAGGACAGTATTTAAAAATGTCCGTTCTTGTCTGGTTGCCTTTCTTGTCATTCTCTTTGTGGACAAATGCGTTAAGTAAGTCAATGCAAACTTTTAGTAAGTCTGGGGCTGCGCAAATTAATTTTGCGTTTGCTTCTTCTGTTTGAAAGTCATCCTTTTCTCTGTATCCGGTTTTATGTAATGGTTTTACTTCTGCAATTGGTATAATACCATCACTAACTATTTGCATCCATTCTTTTGTATTGGTACGAGTTCCACGTGTCCAATTTCCTGCTGTGTGTTTTTGATCTTTCATAATTTCTATGTTTTTGGTTACATTTCAGAGGCTTGCGCCCCTGTACTCTGTATTATTCCCGACTTGTAACGGGCAAAAACTTAATCTGTGAGAGGGGTTAATAATAGTGCATTCATAAATTCCTGTAACTTATCTTTTGGAATAGTTAAACATGCTCGTCCGATTTGTCCTTTACTGGTGATCGGGTACAAAGCTATTGCGCCAGTAATCTCATTTATTCGGATACCGGATTGTTTAAACATGCCGTTACGCCCTAAAAATGACGTATTTCTGTTAAATTTAATTTCTTTCATTTTTCTGTGTTTTTATAAATTAAAAAATTGTGATACTATTTGATTGTAATATTAAAACCTTTGGCCCTGCATTCTCCCGGCTACATTAAGCCCAGCAGGACCCCCAGGGCCCAGAACACACCCCAATAGATACAAGACAGGGGGATAAGTAGGAACGGGGCAAATTGATGCCTTAAAACGCGCTTAATCATGTTTCAGGTATTTATCAACGTTAAACCATCCGAGGATCCCAAAGGTATAATAACCACCATCAGAGGACCGCCAGAGATTGGCAATATTAAAATTATGATCCTCAACACGTGTAAAAATAACCGTTCTTATTTGTCCGGTCATTAAATTGGTTGCGGTGCGTTCTATTGTCATTTTTTCACAGTATTAAAGGGTTTAATAGAGGGTAAGAAGATCATCAGGATCAGAACACCAGGAATTAATAAATAAAGATATTCCATAATATAAGGTATTAGAGTAAAGTAACTTTTGTAATTTTTTGAGCTTTACAGGTCTGCGGATTGATCAATATTAAACGCTCAGTAGCTATCCGCACCCGATAATAATGAGATATAGCCGTTAAATCTTTATCGGCCTTATGAGAGTAAAGGAACGCACCAGGCTTTAAAGTAGTCAGCGCGATAGATTCCAAAGTACATTTTTTTCGTGCCATAATATTAATATTTACGGTTAAGCGTGGTTAATTGCGCCCAGGAACACACCCCAGGCGCAAAGTATTAACCAAGCAACCAATAAAAACTATTTGAAAAAGTAATGATTTTTTAAATACTCATACGTTTCTGTTTCCCATTTGAACGCCTTCAGGAGATCAGCCCGGGAAATGCGTTTAAATGTACTTTTGAGCGGGTCAAATTCTTTAATGGATTCCACCCCGTTCTGATCATACTGTTTTAAGCAGTCCATAAGCCCGGAACCCTGCACGATAAAACGGCAGTATGTTGATTGAAATTTGAACCTTACTAAATAGGTCCGGTAATCTGTGTTAATTAGTGTGTTTGTCATTTCTTTGTGTTTTTATTGGTTTGTAGCGGGTAATTAGCCCGCTTTCATGTATTTAACAATCATCAGCAAACCTTTAAAATTCAGGGGCCAAAATACCATAGCCGCCCCAATCCTGATAAATATTGATTTTGCCGGCCTCGTTCAAAGTTTTAACATCTTCGCTCTTGATTTTAAGAGTATAGCCGCGAGGGTCCCCGTTAAGGAATACGCCAGTAGCAACCGGAAGGAGCTTTTTAACTCGATCAATTACTTTTTCGTCTTTCTTTTCGTTCTCTTCTTCGGTGCCTGGTCTGGTCCCGTTGCACTCATCGCACATTAAACGGTTCATTCTTGATTCGATCCTTTTTAATTTCTTGTAAAGGTTCTCTGCTTTCCACTCATCAACATTACCAAGATAGGCCAATGTTTTGAGATGATTTAAAAAACTACTTGCGTTACTGCTTTTAATTTTCATTGTGTGTGTTTTTATTGGTTAACAGTACAAAGTAAAACTATAAATATCATATAAACAAGTAAAAAGCAATAATAATAATATAATAATGCAAAATAAATATGTAAAAAGATTTGTTTATATGATATATATGTATTACATTTACATCTGATTAGTATTAATTAAAAACACAAACCAATGAAAACCAGTGAATTAATTGAATTTGTAAAGGACCTCAGGGCCCAAGGGTCTACGGATGAAGAAATAGAAACAATAGTTGAAAACCTTTAAAACACAACACTATGAAACGCACCTGTATTATATGTAAAGAGAAATTTCAACTATCTAAAACAGAGGTTGATATGATAGAGAACGGGGAAATTAGCCCTCTTGATGTCAATATCTGCGAGGATTGCGCAGACAGAGCCAGTGAACTCTACGAATTAGAGTATGAAATGCAGTCTGATGCAGATTGCGGACTATAATAAACAGTAAACCAGAGTATTAACCATTAAACACACAAGACGATGAAACACACAGAAGGAACATGGATAACTAAGGACGGACAAATTTACCCACAAGAGACAGGGAAAACGCTTGCCCTTATTCCTTATTTTGATAAGGATAACGAAGAACAGGAAGCCAACGCGCGACTACTTGCAGCAGCCCCGGACCTATTAAAGGCCTTACAATATGCTATTAAGTTTATTAAACTGTGCCCCAAATTAAAAGAAGGAGGACGCCCGAACGGTTTAGATAGATGGGAACAGCTTGTATATGATGTTACAGAACAATATTAACCGGCACCAAAAACACAAAATAAGATGAAAACAAAAACTATTAACCTGTATCAGTTCAGCGAACTATCAGAAGAGGCAAAAAAGAACGCAATAAATAAACTATCAGCTATTAATGTGGAATTTTCTAACTGGTTTGAATCAACATATGAGGATGCAGAAAATATCAACTTTAAGATAACAGGCTTTGACATTGATAGAGCAAGTTATGTAAAAGGTAATTTTATCGTATCAGCAGCAGACACAGCCGAACTAATAAAAGTAAGTCACGGCAATGAATGTGATACATTTGACACAGCAAAAGAGTTTTTAAATGACCTTGAAGCATTGACCGGAGAAAATGGAAGGATAGAACAATCAGTAGAGGAAGAGATAGAAGAGTTAGAAGATGAATTTTTAAAGTCTCTTTGTGAGGATTACAGGATAATATTAACAAAGGAGTACGAGTACAGGACCAGCGAGGAGGCAATAATTGATACCATTGAAGCGAATGAGTATTATTTTACTGATGATGGCACGTTAACAAGCGAATAAACGCAGCCTAAACGAGTTAACACCCTGATAAATCAATACTATCAGGGTTTTTTTATGTTCACCCCTGTAAGATCATTAAGCGAAGTATTAAGCAATAGTTTGTTAATGTCCTTTGTCATATCTTCAATGACACGCAAGCCCAAAGGAGTAAGGCGAATATAAACCGGCTGTTTGTTATGTTGTGCCCTTTGGCTGTAAGGTTGGCCGGGATCTTTTGTATGTCTGGTAATGTATCCGGCATGTTTAAGGTCCCATGTTACACGCTGGACAGTAATCGGCAGCGCACCAGGCAACACCCCACTATTATGTACAATATTAGAATGTATTAACTTAGTTCCTTTACTTGTCATCATATAAAGATATGACAGCAGGACCAGAGAAGAAGGAGCAAGAGAAGAAGAGGCAGCAACACGGGACAATAGCCAATAATATGACACAACGCCACAGGACCGCACCGAATAACCATTAACAACACCCCATAAATAATTGTACATCTTAATAAATAGCCTCTTCATATCATCATTTAACACCTGATATAAACCATTCAGACTTACAGGTAAGGAAGGAAGAGAAGAAAGAGAATGACCGTTATTCAGGTCGTTTGCCTCATTTGGTCGCGTTTGTCCTGCCATTGGTCCGTTATTTGTGTGAGTATTCAATCGTCAGCCACTTAAAACCACAATATTACACACTTTTAGCCCGTTTACTGTGCTATTTTACATAATATTAAAGCATATAATTAACATGCAAACAGATAAAAGCACACGCAAAGGCACAATTAATGAGGCAATCAGAACGCACAGCACACAGCTAAACGCACGCATGCAGACCCCTATCATATAAAGCCTATAATAATTATTATGTCAAATAGAATGTATTTGCATTGATCAGACAGGCATCGGCATTGTGCTAATGTAATGCCCTCCCCTACCCTATTGAATAGTATTACAAACCGCTTTATTTGCTGATCAGGAGACAATAACGCGCTTTATATGGTCCGGTAAAGTTGCCGGAGTCCCAGAAGGGGGCTGGTGGGTTCGCGTTTTCGATTTTGGAAATACGCGACCAACCGAAAACATGTATATAGACTGCAAGGACACGCACACTTAGGGTAAAGTGCAGAATTGTGGTATTTTATTTGGTAGATTCAAAATAAGGTTGTTAATTTACACCACATAGAACACCGATTAGTAATTTGAAATAACTACTGGTATCACATAGAATAGTTTTTAGAAGAAAAAAGACATGGGAGTAAGGGGGATAGACATACGATTAACGGGGAAAGAACTGTTTGTTTACTATTATAAAAAATTAGGGATAGGGGACAAGAGTATTAAGTGTGGTGGTTGTACAAATAAGAGGATACTGAGTAAGCGTACGGGTCTTTCTGAAGGGGTATTAGTGGATATCTTCACGAGAAAGAGGTTTAGCTATTATGATGATGAAGATGTGGTAATAATGAAGGTTAGTACTGCTTCGATAGAGAAAGGAAGGCAGAGCATAGTAAGAAAGGGCAAGGGAGGTATGGAGAAGTTCATTGAGCGATATACAATAAAGAAGAGTACTGAATATTAATTTTATACCTGAAATACTATGAAGAAGAGTTATAAAGCAGAAGAGGAAGGACGTTATGGCGCAAAACTGACGGTAATGCAGCCTACTGTGGAGAACGTGTCCTCTGAAAACGTGGCACCGAATGAAAAGTTGTGTGAGAGTGAGGAACCGATTAAGTATCGTGATTGCCCGGATTACAATTCAGAGTTCTGCCGACAACGGTGTGAGTTCGGTGCAAAAGAGAAACCCGCAGATGATGATGTTCTGCTACCTGATATGGAGGACGGCAAATGAACAGACTCGAGCTGCAGATGAAATACAAGGCAGAAACGAGTAATATTGCTTTTGACGAAGAAGAAGTTGAGTTTGAGGTGTGGCGGTCAAAAGGACAGTGGATACTCGATATGTCGGATGCAGAGAAATTTGATCTGGCAGGGAATCGGGGTACAATCATATTTAATAAACCTGACACAGATTACGTGAAGTGGCTTGAAGAAAAACTAATGGAGTTACTAAAATAATAATTACGGCTATGAACGAGATTGCAAAACAAAGAATCAGCGAAAGGGTTATTGAAGCCCTTGGTAAAGAACTACTGTCTAAAAATATGGCAGGGCCAATGATAGGGATACATCCTTCTTATCTGAGTTGTGTGGTAGTCCCTGAGAAACTAAACAAATGTCCTGATGCGGCATGGGAGGTGCTTCAGAAATGGGTGAACTCGGGACTGTCAATTACAAAGTACGCTGAAAAGAATGGGGTGTTAGTTAAGAAAAAACCAGAGAAAATTGTTCCAAAAACACAAGAAACTATACCAGAACCGCTAAAAACTGGTATGAATCTGCATGATCTTGCTACTTATCCCAGAAAAGAGATGCCTATTGAAGAAAAAAAACCACATCCACGGCTAAGCAATGGACAGATGGTTGATCTTCTTCTCGAGGAGAAACAGAGGTTAAGCATCCAGATCGAGGCCATTGATGTTCTGCTGAAACACTATATTTCCTAATCGCTATGGAAATAGAAAAGCTATGCAAAGAGGATTTTATGGATGCCATGCGTGGAGAACCTACGGTACGGTTCACAGTCAAAGGCGTGGTGTTCTTTAACAAGGCAGCGGTTAAACACCTGGGATTATACGACAAGAAGAAAGATGTCTATGCCACGGTGAACATCTGCCGTGACACCAAATCTAAATCTGACTTTGGTATCTTCAAAGATATTGAGGGATGGCCACTGAGACGAGCACCTGAAGGCGGGGCTATTTTTAATAATGTCGGTCTGGCACGGTTTATAATTGATGCCACATGGGAGAGATGTGTCTCTCATCCGGTGAATGCGGAGAAACCCTATTCGGTTATATTCAGGATTGCCAGACTGCCTCTTGATGATGGTAAAAATAAAGATGTGTACGCACTGTTAAGGAAGAAAGAATGAAGGCGTTAAATCTTTATGCGGGGCTTGGTGGTAATCGTAAACTCTGGAAGGATGTCGAGGTTACTGCTATTGAATTAAATCCAAGTATAGCGAAATTCTATTCAGATCACTTTCCTAATGATATTGTAATTATTACTGATGCGCACGAATATCTTTTAAACCACTATCAGGAGTTTGATTTTATTTGGAGCTCAATTAATTGCCCGTCTCATTCACGCGCCAGGTTTTGGGCTTCTGTAAGTGGTAAGCGATATAAGCCTATTTTCCCAGACATGAAACTTTATGAAGAGATTCTATTTTTAAAACATTATTTCAAAGGTAATTGGCTTGTTGAAAATGTCAATCCATTTTATGAGCCGTTAGTAAATCCTTCAATAAAAATCGGAAGGCATTTATTTTGGTCAAATTTCCATATCAAACAAATCAACGTTAAAGAAGCCTGTGTTAATAGGGGCAAGATATCTGACTGGCAGGCATTACATGGTTTTGATATTACCGGTTATAAATTTACATCCAGGCGGGATAAGGTTTTAAGAAATTGTGTAAACCCGGAGTTAGGGTTACACATTTTGAATTGTGCAATGAATAAAGAAGTCATTACGCAAAAAACTCTTTTTGATGCTGATTAAAATATTTTGTATAACTTTGTCTCTGTAATTCATGTCTAATTTAATACGTAAGTAAAATGAGTATCGTAAGAGATGTTAGAGTAAAACTCAGAATAAATGTTCTCACCATAGAAGTTGGGGAAAGAACGAAATCAGGTAGCCGTCCTGGCAGACAAGGCACACAGGGCAAGATCATTGCCGACATGCCGGAGATAGAGTTGCCTTGGGATGAACTGCAAACACGCCTTTCCAATGCAGCATTGGTGCTGGCTGATGGCTATGAACTGGATCTTGATGTGCCTGCGGTAGCTGTTACCAATGAAGCGGGTTCAATAACTGCAACTGGAGCAACGCTGAAAGGATCTGCAAACACCCATAGCGTATCAACCGTTGTGACCTTTGAGTATGGCACCACAAAAGAACTTGGAACAAGTGCCACCGCCGGTGAAAGTGCACTAACATCTGCAACTTTATCTCCCGTGACAGCAGTGCTTGCAGGATTAACAGCAAACACCAAGTATTATTACAGGGTAAAGACTGTAACCAGCGCGAACATGACCCAGTATGGTATTGTCAAATCATTTACCACATTAGCAGTGTAATTTTTTTCTTAATCATAGTTTTTTAACTTAAAATTTGCAATCATGGCTTACAATGTCAAAGCAAGGATTTTCCTGAAAGCCCGTGTCTGTGTCTTAAACACTGTTACAGCGCATACGACACATGGACCGAAAGAAGGAGCTCAGTGGCACCAGATGCACCACTGCGTCATCGCTGTAAGTAAGAGTGAATGGGACTGGCGTTATGCTGAGGCTATCGCTGTTCTGTGTGGAGGTACCACCACGTACACCAGTTATGGTGATGCGATTGGACACGGATGGGTGTAATAATCTAATCCGGCAAAGACTATGATAAAAAAAGCAGTATTCTCATACTTCAATCCAGATGAATCCTTCGGCAATAGATGTGGATTCGTGAAGTATAGTGATTTTCTATTCACTACAGCACTCTCAGTACTCTGCGCCTCCCGTCATTTTAAGGAGGTGCAGTTTATTTCATCTCAATGGGGTCTCGATGTTATAAAACCTCTCGGATTGCCAATAACAAGCTATTCCGATAAGCTCAATGAGATGAAATCCGTGTCCAAATACTTCTGGGCATACGGTAAGTTACTCGCGTACAACGAACAGACCGTGCCGTTTGTACATCTCGATAATGATGTGTTTCTCTTTGACCCATTACCACCACGGATATTAAATGCACGTTTGTGTTTTCAGTCGCATGAGCCAATGCACTTAAAGGGATACCATTACTATGATTTGTTAAGACCGTGTTTTGACAAAGCACCTGTTAAGCCTCAGATAATTAAAGATAATAAAGTTACAGACTTCGCCTATAACTGTGGCATATGTGGTGGCCACGACATGGAGTTCTTTAAAGAGTGGATAAAATGTAGTGCGGAGTATATCTTTGCACCGGAGAACCAAAACTTGTTTTTCAAGAAGTATGGCGATATCGTAATACACCAGAATCTATTCCATGAGCAGTATTTTGCTGCATCGCTGATAAAAGCACACGGGTTAAGACCAGAGGTGAAGGTCATCAATAAGGATGCTGTAAAAGCCGGACAAGATGCCCGTCATAAATATACCCATTATTGGGGTACAACTAAGACAGACAGGGGTAATATGGCACGTGTGAGGATGCGCCTTCTTGATGATGCCCCCGAGATGTTCTACCGGATAAATGATTTTTGTAAGAAAAATAACCTCTGATATGGAAACAAATATTCCCTTTATCCCAGATGATGATCCAAATCGGAATAGATTACAATTAACAATGATTGATTTGGAGCAACATAAAGAATGGATATCATCCAAAACAGGAGGCATTGATTCTATGGATATAATCTTTATAATGAGTAACCATAAACCAAGTTCGATTATATTGCCTATGCTTCGCAGACACAAAAATATATTAATGTGGGTTTGTGTATTGGCCGAGATGCTATGGTTATATGGATGGGTTCTTTGGTCAAGTAAGCTTTAAGAAATAATAGAAGCAGTCAGAATTAGAAGTAAAAATTAGAAATAGGAGGTAAAAATTATGATGACAATTAAAATTATTCAAGGAGATCGAAACGAGAAAACCAGCATTTACGCTGCGAAATGGTTGCAGTATGAATGGCGTGGTTATACCTGTACGCAGGATTTTGTTAAGGAATACAAAGCACCGGGAAGGGAAATAGAATTGCTTATGATGTTTCCGCCAGACGATGAGTCTTTTAAAAGTGGCGAACCAGTAGGTGACTGTCTTGCCGGTGACAAAACACAATTCGTTCGCATTAATTTTATTGATGAAGAAAACGAAGGTCGATTTTTGTTTGCCCAACACGCTATGATTTACATCATGCAAGACGGGCAGACGATTGATAAAATCATTTGTTAATTATTAACCAAAAGACTGCTTCTTTTATTTTTATATTAAAAATTAACATATATTTGTAGGGTATTTAAAGCGTGACGTATGAAAACCAATAAAGTTATTTCATTAAAATATTGCCTCCGGGCATCAGATACCATAATGGGTCGGTCACGCTTCCTAATTATGGTTTTCTTTTGTCCGGGGGCTTTTTTTACTTAAAGCGTGGCATAATGGGACGAAAAGACAAAAACGTAGTGAATTTTTTTTCACACCAATGTGAATCTGGTAAAACCATGTTCATTTTGGAAAGCAAATATGGTCATAAAGGATATACAGTCTGGTTTAAAACCCTTGAACTATTAGGACGAACAGATAATCATTATTTCGATTGTAGAAAACCGGAAGACATGGAATATCTCACGGCCTTAATGAAGGTAACGGATGAGGAATTAATTGCCATATATAATACATGCGCAACCCTTGATGCAATTCATCCCGAATTATGGGAAAATAGAATCATTTGGTCATTAAATTTTGTTAAAGGATTGACGGACGTTTACCGTCGTCGAGATAGAAAATGTATGAATTTTAATCAAATATGTCAACTACTTTCCGTCAATTGCCGGAAGAAATACGGAATAAATGGCATTTCTGACGGAATAAATGGCATTTCTGACGGAGAAAATACACATAGTAGAGTAGAGTAGAGTATAGTAAAGTAGAGTATAGGAGAGTAGAGAAAAGTAAAGTAGCAAAAGAAGATGATTTTTTATTTTTTAAATTAAGAAAATAGGTAAAAACAAAAACCATGAGACAATTATTAGAAGATTACAAAAGAAGACTTAAAACAGTTAATGAAGAATTGAAAATTACCATTGACGAGGCACATGATGTTTCTAAAATATCCCGGTTGACAATTAAGCGAGGTTGTTATCGCACCTTCATATCTGAATTAGAACGAATAGTGCCACCCGAAAAGCCTATTGACCCAAAAATTCTTGCCGAAGAAAAAAGGATAAGAGAAAAAAAAGAAAAGGAAGTTCAGGTAAGCCAAGATGATTGGAATAAACGGATGTTAGCCGGCGAATTTGAAAGCAAAGAATAATAACCAACCTAACTTAAAAAACAATGGACAAATCAATTACATCAAAAGAATTATTGGAATATGGATTTATTGAAACAGATGAACCCGTTATTCCTTTTGCTAAAAAAATAATGGAAGCCGATGGGGATGAAATATCTCTTATTGTAACAAATGAAAGAAATGTTGGGGAATTTGCAATTAACACTCCCGATAGTATATTGTTTTTAAAATGTAGCCTGCCTCAACTCAGAACCATTGAATTATCAATTACCGGATATACACCAAAATATTAAAAATGAAAGCAGAAAATAAAAATAGACTATCTTTGGCGGGTGCAAATGCCGATTGCACAATTCTGCTTTTCTTTTTTCATAGCATGCCCTCCTTTGTCGAGTACTTAGGAGGGTTTGGCATCTCCTCTCTAATCCATTTATAGCATGAAAAAAGTTTATCAAAAATATTTTCATATACCGGGGAAACAAAACGGTGATTGTTGGAGGGCTGCTATTGCTTCGGTAATTGAGTGTGATATTGAAGACTTGCCGATACCCATTATTAGAGAATCATGGAGCGAATATTGTCTTAAAATGGATAACAAACTGGCAGAAATGGGATGGGAAAACATTCAATATCCAGTTAGGTGTATTACTGAAGGGATGTTATCTTCTCCTGATACTAATGGTTATGTGTTGGCACTTGGTAAGAGTCCTAGATTTATAGGTAGAAATGAGTCAAGTCCATGTGGAGTTGATATAATAAATCATTATGTAGTTTGGAAAAATGGATTAGTACATGATCCACATCCTGAGAATAAAGGCATTATGGATATTATAGATTTTGAGGTATTAAAGAAAATTTCTTAATTTTGACACAATGAAAAAGCAGATAATACAGGCAATAAAAAATTTCTTAAAGTGGATTAAACTCTGGATATGGACGAAACCCACAGCAAAGCCACCAAAAACACTACCATTACGCACTATGGCTACCGATGTTGCGAAAGACTACATTGTGATCACCTACCACAAGCAGAGAATAAATCTCACTCGTGCAATAGAGTATCCTGCATGGAAACTATCATCCAGAAAAGACAAACGCATCACCATGCTAAAATTTGCTAAATTTGAAAGAGAGGGATTGGTGAAGTTTGTTGAGGTAGAGGGACAGTTGATATGCGTTAATAATTTAGACTATCAGAGACGTGCAGATAAGGCAAAGGAGGCAAAATGAAAATAATTAGTTTGGGAGTTGGTGTGCAAAGTTCAGCATTATATTACATGAGTTCTCTTGGTGAGGTAGAGAGATGTGACTATGCAGTATTTTCAGATACCGGAGGAGAAAAAACAAGAACACTCGTATATTACGAATTGCTTTTAAAATGGGAACAGGAGCATGAAGGTATCCCGCTTTATAAGGCAGATTATAAAAATCTAAAAAAAGACTTATTAAATCAGACCAATTCATCAGGTAATCGGTTTGCTTCTATTCCTGCATTTACGATGAATAATGGAGAAAAGGGTATGCTTCGTCGTCAATGTACCAATGAGTATAAGATAGCGATGGTTAATAAAAAGATCAGAGAGATATTGGCATTGCCCGGGCGTAGTCGTTATCCTAAGATTGAAATATATCAGGGAATAACTTTAGATGAGGCTCACCGTATGAAGATTCCACAGGAGAAATGGAAAATTAATGTTTATCCATTCTGTGGATATAAAATTTATGCAGATGCTAAATGCGAAAAAATAGATTCTTTGATAATGACCCGAAATGATGTTTTAAACTGGTATAAAGAAAAAAATTTACCGGTCCCAGAAAAATCATCATGTACCTTTTGTCCATTCCAATCAGATCAGAATTGGATTAGATTGAAAACCACAGAACCTCAAGATTTTGAGACTGCCTGTCAGGTCGATGAGGCTATACGGGATTCAAGTATGAAAGGGATTAAGTCAAGAATATATCTGCACGACTCACTAAAACCATTGAGAGAAGTAATTTTCAATGAGAATCAAGGGACACTATGGGGTAATTGTACTGATGCGTGTGATGTTTAAAATATGACTATGGAAACTAAAAGAACTCTAAATAATCTGGTAATGATCAAACTCGATGCGGAGAATGATACTGTAAAGGGATTGTTTATTGATACGTCCTTTGATCCAGAACGACACACAACAGTGACCGGAACAATTTGGGGACTGCCATCACATCTGTATTATTCGGGTGAGGCAAATAAGGGCATGCCATGGCAGACACCAATGGAAGCAAAGATGGGTGATGGTGTGATTGTCTATTATCTTTCGATAGTAAACGCTTTAAAGCCAAAAGAAGGTCGTTATTTCATTGAGGATGGTGAGCGATATGTGCTTATCCCATACCAGTTTATTTACGCACTTGTACGCAATGGTCACATCATTCCGATAAATGGTTATGTATTGATTGAACCATGCGAAAATCCAGAGGTGACACGCCAGAGAGAGATAATGAAAAAGATAGGATTGGAGATGGTAGAGATCGGGGATAAGCGCAATAGCAATGAAGTGATTTTTGGCAGGGTGAAGTATATGGGAGTTCCGAACCGGAGATATGTTGATGAAAACGCAAGTGATGAGGGTGTGGATATTGCAGTCGGTGACGTGGTGGTGATACGAAAAACTAATGATATCCCACTTCAATACGATTTACATGCCAAGATTGATGGTGGAGCGAAGTATTATCGGGTACAGAGACGCAATTTATTGGCAAAGATATGATTGAAGTAAACAAAATATACGAAGGTCATGCTCTGTCTGTTCTAAAAACATTCGAGAGTAAAATATTCAACACGATTGTTACAAGTCCTCCGTATTACGGACTCAGAGCATACGGCACTACTCCGGTTATTTGGGATGGTGATGAAAATTGTCAACATGAATGGGTTGATAAATCATATCAAAGGAGAAGTAATGATAATAAAGGTCAAAACACAAAACAACTAACAAATATTGGAACAATTGGACGTGACGTACCAACTAAGAGTGACTTTTGTTCAGAGTGTGGTGCATGGAGAGGCGAACTTGGATCAGAACCATCACCTGAACTATTCATAAAGCATCTTGTAGATATTTTCAGAGAGGCAAAACGTACACTCAGGGACGATGGCACTCTTTGGGTAAATATGGGAGATTCTTATTTTGGTGGCGGTGGCGCAAGTGGTCAATCAGAGACAGCAACTAATTTTGGTAAACCACGAACAGAAAGAGGTTATGCAAGTGAAGGAATAACACGAAATCTTAAAAGAAGTGATTTAAAACCTAAAGATTTGATCGGAATACCATGGATGCTTGCCTTTGCGTTACGTGCTGATGGTTGGTATTTAAGAATGGATAATATCTGGTATAAAAGAAATCCAATGCCGGAATCAGTAACAGACAGACCGACAAAAGCGCATGAATATTTTTTTCTATTAAGCAAATCATCGAAATATTATTATGATGCGGAGGCTATAAAAACACCAATAATTTACCCAGATGATTTACGAGCTCCTATTGGGAGTCCAGGCGCATGGGAAATAGATGGGCGTCCCCCTGATAATAACAAAGGGAGAATTATAAAACAGTATAAAACTCCTGACGGATGGGATACTGCAAAAGGATCTCATGGGACTATTCATCGAAATGGAAGAGAGAAAGGATTTAAGGGATATAAACACAGAGGAACGGGAGATCAAACACTTACAGGGCATTCAGGAAATTATGATTCTAATGGCAATTTTATAGGCGATGGTAAAGCAAACAAGAGATCTGTTTGGGATGTACCTACAAAACCATTTAAAGGAGCTCACTTTGCAACATTTCCTGAAGAATTAATAGTTGATTGTATTAAAGCAGGATGTCCCGAAGGAGGATTAGTATTAGATCCATTTGGAGGAGCAAATACCACAGGATTAGTATCACGCAAACTAAATCGAAACTATGCAGTGATAGAACTTAATCCGAAGTACATTGACATCGCAGAAAAAAGAGTTTATAACGAAATAGGGCTATTCTTATGAATCAATTTCACCCACGTGAATATCAGCAACTCCGGTACAATGTAGATAAGATACCGGAAGGGACTACTGTATTGCAGTTTTTTAAAGAATTGGGCAAAATAAGAGAGTTTAAGGCAAGTGCAGGAGAGGGTATTGACAATGACAAGGTAAATCGCTATGTGATACTGATGTACGACAGTAAGAGTCCTTACAGGGGTAAATACCATGATGTCTTAAAAAGAAAAATAGAGATTGTCCATGACCTGGAGTTTAAAACTCTCGAGGATGGTAATTTTGAAAGCCCGATTGAAGACATATTGAGAGGGAAAAATGATATTGTGAATAAAAAGATCGTGCAGTTTGTACGTATGCACCGGAGTTTTAAGTACTCATATCTTGTGGCAATCGAGAGCAGTTATTACAACCTCATGCTCGAAATAATTGGAGGTGACACCAAAAAATTAGGTGTAGCAAAAGAACTCAGGGATGATCTTGAAAGTAGTTTACTTGAATTACTGAACCAAGACAATAACCCTTATTTGAAGGATGAAATTCTGCGTTATGTTGAGGATGAACGACTTGCATTAAGGCCAGAGGACTACGCAAAGAAAGCACAGGAGGTAAAAGAAAAATGATTACCGTGAATACTTTTTTCGACAAAGCAATTTTCACTAATTGCGATCACAGGACTGACCGATTGGCTCAATTCACAGAAGAGATAGCCAAATTTGGGATTGTAGCAGAACGATTTAAAGGACTTGTCTATGGCAACCCATATAATCTGCCATGCGAACCAGGTAACTTCAATGTTGGTGTTATAGGTACAATCCAGACCATGTATAATGCCGTGAAAGAGGCAAAAGAACTTGGATTAAAAAACTTTCTATTCTTTGAAGATGATGCGGTATTCCATGAGAATTTTGTGGAGTTGTTTGACAGGTGCATACGGCAGGTACCAGAGGATTGGAATTTACTGTACTTAGGAGGGCAAAATGTCCATAAGCCTATTCCGGTAACGGCAAATATCAATCGGGTCACACGTGCGTACTATGTACACGCAATAGGCATACATGAGAGAGCATATAACTTCATACTTGAACTATTTAAACCGGAAGTGATTACTCGTAATGGAGATGTTATCTTAACCGATATACAGGCAGCGCATCCCTGTTATATCTTTAATCCCAGACTTGTGTACCAAAGAGAGGGAATAAGTGATGTATGGGGACATCTGCTTAACTTTGACCAATACCTGAAAGACTAATGAGAATATCAGTCATCATGCCAGTGTATCTTGGCGGCTATACTACATGGGGGAATAACCAGAGTGCATCAAATCCGGAAGAGAAGTTCATCAGGGCAATAATGTCAGTCATGCATCAACTCCACCCGAATAACGAGTTAATCATTATAGCAGACGGTTGTGATGAAGCAGAACGCATCTATAATGAGGAGTTTTCATCACACCCCAGAATCCGGTTTAAAAAAATAGCTAAACAAGAATCGTTTAGCGGAGTGGTACGTCAAACCGGAATTGAGATGGCAAAAGGCGAGATAATATGCTATCTGGACCATGATGACATGTTTGGCAAATCACACCTTGCAATCATTGACGAGAATTTCAACACGGAGAAATACGATTGGGTGTATTACAATGACTATGTTGTTCGGAGTGCAGATCATTCAGTCAAAGATGAACGTCATAACTTACTTGCACTCGGACGCATAGGAACGAGTTCTATTGCACATAAAAAAAGTCTTAATGTAAAATGGGGTGACGGATATGGGCATGATTGGGGCATGATAGTAAAACATCTATTACCAAAAGAGTGTGCAAAGATTCCAACACCACAATACTATGTTTGTCACATTCCAGATGGGCATACAGATTTTTGATTATGAGAGTACTACTTATCAATCCATGGGAAACAGGGGAATTTCCACCACCTTCAATCGGCTATCTACAAGCTACACTAAAGCATTGGAAAGTTGATGTTGTGGTAAAAGACTTGCCCGATGCAATGATTGATACCGAGAGTTATGATTTGGTAGCAGTTTCGTTTCATAGTTTTTCGGTAAAATACGCCAGACAGATAAGGGATAAGTTTAAGGGGAAACTAATTTGTGGAGGACATCACCCATCAGCATTGCCCAATCAAATGTTAATCATAGGTTACGATCAGGTTGTGGCAGGAGAGGGAGAGAATGCGATTATTGATATCATTCAGGGAAACGAATCAGACATTGTGAGTAATTGCGACCATAAATATTTCTATGGGATAAATGAAATTCCGCTTCCTGATTACACTGGATTAAAATTCTATGGCACACAAGGCATCCCTGTAATATCATCAAGAGGATGCCCGTTTCAGTGTAACTTTTGTGGGTCAACTGAATTTTGGGGTCATACATACCGGATGCGTTCAGCCGAAAATGTAATACTCGAAATAGAAAAACGCAAATCAGAGGGATATAAGACATGGATATTTTATGATGATAATTTCACCGCAAATAAAAAAAGAGTCTTTGAGATATGTTCATCACTTGACGGAGAAATGAAGTGGCAGTGTGTAGGACGTGCCGAATCCATGGATGAAGAACTTGCCGTAGAACTATATCGTGCCGGATGTAGAAAAGTACATTTTGGTATTGAATCATTAAGTCAGGATGCGCTTGACCGAATGGGCAAAAACACCACAGTAGAAAAGATGTTAAGAGGAGTAGAGATTGCGGAGAACGCAGGGATAAGTACAATGAGTCTATTTTTAGTAGGATTACCGGGCGACACGTATCTGAATATAGAAGAGACACGAAAGAATAGGATTCGGAGCAGGATAACTCAATATGGGCCAAACATTGCTTGGGTACTACCGAATACGAGCCTATACATTAAAGCAAAGGAATATGGGATGAGTGATGATGTTTATTTGGAGTCAGGAGCACCATTTTATACCTATGAGCACTCTTATAATGAACTTTTAAAATGGTCACAAGAATTATGAAAGCGTATGTAATAAATCTTGAAAGCAGACCTGATAGGATGATTGAGTTCCAAGGAAACATATTTCCTTTTGAAGTTGAACGGTTTAATGCTATTAAGACAAACCCAGGATGGCAGGGATGCACCGAATCGCAACTCACTATACTCGCCATAGAAAATGAATTTCCATTTATCATATTTGAGGATGACTGTGTATTATTGCATCCATGGGAAGTAGTAGTAAATGCAATGAGCCAATTGCCAGATGATTGGGACTTATTATACCTTGGAGCAACATTAATGCAACCCATTAAAAAATATTCCGAAAATCTATTCAGACTCAGGGGTGCCTATTGCGCACATGCGATAATCTATAATTCCGAAAGGGTTGTGGATTATATTCTCAATAATTGCGATCGTTTTTTTAGGAGTTCATTGGAACGTAATACGCTTGATGTGTTTTACTTTACAGAGGTGCAGGAAAAATTTAATTGTTTTATTGTTAGTCCACTTGTGGCAACACAAAGACCCGGATTTTCAGATATAGAGGAAATGAACGTAGATTACACTCAGATCATTAATCATTTTAATCGTTATACCAATGTCAGCAAGTAAAGGATTGTTTAAAAAGTATTCTAACCCGGTTTTCGTCGAGACGGGAACATTTCATGGGGATGGCGTGCAGCAAGCATTAGATGAGGGATTTAATATGGTTTATTCTATTGAACTATCCTTGGAACTTCACGAGCAATGTGCAAAAAGATTTATAAATAATAGTAAAGTTATTTTGATACAAGGCGATTCTTCAAATGAATTATCAAAAGTCATAAATAACATTACAGTTCCGATAACTTTTTGGCTTGATGGTCATTATTGCGGAGTAGGGACGGCCGTAGGAAGGGTCAATTCACCACTTTTACAAGAGTTGGATGAAATAAAAGAACATCCCATAAAGACACATACCATATTGATTGATGACCTTCGTGGATGGCACAAAGCAACACGTGGATTTGACACCTCTGATTTAATAAAAAAAATAGAGGAAATAAATCCGAGTTATGTTTTCACATTTGAAGATGGTTATGATTACAATCTGAATATTTTTTATCCAAACGATATACTTGTTGCAAAATGCTTATAAAACTTGATAAAATAGTAAAAGACTTTAATCTGAATATACGAGGTGTATTGCATATTGGAGCTCATTATGGCGAGGAGTATGAGGATTATAAAAAACAAGGCATTAAGAACATGATTTTCTTTGAACCAATCGCTGCGAACTGTGATGAATTACATCGTAGGATAGCCATAGATGATTACATACGGATATTCAACATAGCCCTTGGGAATGAAGTAGGTGAAAAAGAAATGTTTGTAGAGACGATTAATAAAGGGCAGAGTTGTTCATTGCTCGAACCGGGGACTCATTTAAAGCAATATCCTGAAATAGTCTTTGATAAAAAAGAGACTGTGAAAGTTTGCAAGTTAGACGACATTGCCTATCAAAGGAAATTCTATAACATGATCAATATTGACGTTCAGGGATATGAACTTGAGGTTTTTAAAGGAGCAGTCGAAACACTTTCATCCATTGATATTATCTATACAGAAGTTAACTTTGAAGAAGTTTATAAAGGGTGTTGTCTTGTAGGTGATCTTGATAACTTTTTGAAAGAGTTTGGATTTGCCAGAGTATTAACAGACAATACCCCGAAAACATGGGGGGACGCATTATATCTAAAACCATGGTAACATTTAGGAACGAATGGTTTAATAACCGACCAAAAGCAGACCAAAGAGGAGACAATACTTTTGGTAATATTTTGTTTTTTATTGCCTCGACAATAGGTATCGCTGTAAAGAATGGTTATTCATATGGTTTTCCGGCATGGAATAATCAGGATTATTTTGTCAATCCATTGCCACCCGTAATTCCCGGAAACTATCAGAACGTGGAGATACCGGAAGGGAACTTCTTGGGATTCAACATACCGGATAATTCATCTATTTGGGGATATATGCAGTCAGAAAAGTATTTTGAACATTGTACAGATTTGATCAGGCATTATTTCACGCTAAAAGACAGGGGGGAGACGCCATATAAGGATTGTGTATTGCTTCATTGCCGTAACTACGCACCTCAGTATCTTGCAATGGGATTTAATAATATGAGTCAGGCGTATTATATGGAGGCATTAAAGAGATTGCCGGACAGGAAAGTAATTGTTATCACTGATGACTTACAAAAAGCAAAAGACACCATAAAAGAAGATTTTGAATATGTAAGCAATACCCCAATAGAAGATTTTTATTTACTGACAAAAGCAGAATACATCATAGGTTCAAATAGTACATTCAGTTGGTGGGGTGCATGGCTATCTAAGGCAAAGGCAGTGTTTCCTGCAGATTGGTTTCCCGGACTTCCGGTACAAACAGATGATGTGAATTGCAAATATTGGATTACGATATGAATCATCTCGCACTCTTAAAACGCTACTATAAAGAAGTTGATGCTCAGATACTCGCGCAGTATGAGGATGCAGAGAAAGGTGTATGGGTGAATACCGATGACAAAGACCTTATACCGATATTGCTGCCACTGCCAGAGCCACCAGAACCACACCTGATAGATAATTGGGGACTTCCTGCCAGTGAACAAATATGGCATCCTCCAAAACTACCAAAACGATTAAAGGAACTGCAGATCAAGTTTGAGACTCTTGATGAGATATGGGAGGAGTTAGAAGATCACAAGGACATCTATACTGAGGAGATTGATTTTATTAAAACACAATGGGACAGGAGGCTTTATGGTTATTGGTTTTACAATAATGGCGTACCTACATACATTGACGGATGGCACTATTTCTATTGCGGATGGTGGAAGATAGACACCGGATTACCAGAATACAGAGACAGGGACAGGAGATTCTTTCTATTTGCACGTTATATCTACACTGAGGCAAAGGCACCAAGGGTCAATAGTGATGGCTTTGCGGTGCAGGATAAACACGGGAAATACATCTGGGTGGACTTTGGAAGAAGGTTATTTTACGGGTTCAATTACCCAAAACACAGACGTGAAGGTGCAACATATAAGGCTGAGTGTATCGGCTATGAGATCATCTCACGCACGATGGCAGCATTCGGAGGCATACAGTCCATGAATGACATACAGGCTCGCAAATGCTTTCTCAGACATCTTGTAGCACCATGGAAAAAATTACCATTCTTCTTCAAACCTAACTATGAAGGGTCAACGTCTCCAAAAACCGAACTATCATTTTCTCCTCCGGCGAAAAGACTTTCATCACGTGGTGCATTAGCAACATCAGAACTTGGACTTGAATCGAGCATCAATTATGAGATGGCCGATGCCTCAGCTTATGATGGTGATAAGTTGTATTTTCATCACGATGATGAGGTGGGGAAACTTAAAAAAGGATTGTCGTGCTGGGACAGGCACACCGTTGTAAAAGAATGTCTTTCTATTGGAGCAAAGATAATTGGATTTACTGTTAAGACATCCACGGTAGGGGAGATGGAGAAGGGTGGAGGCAAGGCATTTAAGCACCAGTGTATGATGAGTAAATTCTATGAACGTACACAGAACGGGCAGACCAGATCAGGACTCGCTACATTATTCATTCCTGCCTACGATGGGTTGGAAGGGTTTATTGACAAGCATGGTAATAGTAT